TGCTCCATTAACTCCTTGCGGCTGCGGTGGAGTTTTCGGGATTTGCTCTCTTTGGATAATGTCATTCGGGTGAGTTTCACCAAGTGCAATGAGCGTTTTTTTAGCTACTCGGTCTTTAGCCGCTTGAGTTAGGTTGTCGAATGGAGCCTTATTACCTGCAATCTGATCATTAACAAACTTCCATTTTTCAAGCTCTTTATCCCTGTTCATCGACTCAGTAGAGCCGGTTTCGACCACAAAGTGGACTGCTCCTCGGATACGTCTTACTTGGTCAGGAGTAATAACCATTTTTTCGTTATTTTCTTCAGACTTCACAAACTGCGGTTCATCATAAAAGCGCATATTACGCTGCACATACATTGTGCCCATCGCTTTTAAGCCCAATTGTTCAAAAAGCTGCAATTTCATCATAAAACGAGAGTTTGCTGCCTGTTGAAGCTTTTCAACTCCGCCAAGTGTCTTATTCATTCCAGGGTCAACTGCTCCTGTTGCATAATCAGAGGCAGCCGTTGTATTCTGAATAATTTTATCCCATTCCTGATACTCTCTGTAGGGGCTAGCCTTGGTTGTACCGGTTTCTAAAGGTTGTAAACCGTTCATATCCTTCAACTGAACTACTGTTCCAGGCTCGGGTACAAAGTTTTCACCTTCAACCAATGCGTTTGGATCAAGTTTCCACATTCTAAGAAGATCGTAAAACACGTTGTCGTTACGCATATTGGCTTGGTCAGTCATGCCATCCTCAATCTTCTTAATCGGATCTGGTTCTCCCCAAGCATACAGTTCATGGGGAATAGGAATGTCTTTCATAAGAAATAATCCTAGCTTGCCGTCGCCATTTGGATTGCCGCTTTTTCTAATGGTAAGTCGTTCGTTGACAACAATGGAGAGTTTGTCTGGCTCAAGCATCATGTGCACCTTAAATTGACCTTGGTCTTTGCTGTCGTCTTTGGTAGAGAAATCTGAGCTGCCAAAAATTTCAGCCATTTCCTGGTCGTAATTCATTTGATTATCGTCGGTGTTGTACTGCTTCATGGCCTTCATTCGTTTTAGCTCGTCAATGTTCTTATATTCGCCCGGACTCACATTCACCATATCTAAAATCTCATTCATCGTCATCATTTCTTCAATGGTGGCATATTTTAAGTCAGAGACACGCTTTTTCTTGGGGTCTGGAAAGACGTGGAACATAGACTTGTGCGTAAAAACTGGCGCATCAATGAGTTTTTTCTTCACTTTAACTAGCTGCCACTGCACTTTGACACCCCACTGTTTAGCGATTGCCAGGTTTTCCCAGGAAGGTTCATTAATACCCATGAGTGGAATAGTCGGTTGCCATTCCTCAACTTCTGCCTCTTTGGTATACCAAGGCGTCATACCCCAGGCGTTCCCAGTAATAAACATTTCTTTGGCTGCTGTTGCTAGTCTCAAGAAAATTGGATCATCAATAAGGTACGGGTGGTTCATTTGATAACGAATTAAGCTTGCTAAACCTTGTTCGTCCTCTTCATCGTTAGGAAAGTCTGTTTCAATCTGAAAAGTTGGTAAGCGAATGAACATCTTAGGCAAATTTGTTTCAACTACCTGATAGCTAATAGGAATAGTCATTTGAGAATAAAAAGGATAAGCCTCAGGATCTGCTTCAACTGCCTCGTCGATTATACGCAGAAAATAGTGCTTGTAATTATCTAAAAATCTATCAAAGTAAGGCTGGGTGTATTCTCGCGACAACTGCATTCGTTTTTTGACAAGGCGTGCGGTGTCGTCATTGAAGACTGATTGTTTGGCCATAAAAGCAAATAACTTATATTAGTGTCGTTACTTGCGGAGTATTAACTCATCTGCGCCATCTGAGGTTTATGCGTTTGCTTACTGTTCTTAGTTTTTTGAATTTACGAACTTTGTTGACAATCTGTTTGAGTTCTGTGGTTTTCGTTTTAGTGTACGGATGTTGCTTGAGTACGAAATAACCAATTGCAGTAGCGATTACACAATCGTCAAAGTTCCCTTCAGAGGCTTCTAGTTTGCCCTCTTCGGTTCTCACAAAAGTTTTCATTTCCCCGATAATATCTTTGTCGGGGATGATTGCTTGCCTAGTTCTCACTAGGTCATGTAAATATCCTAACACAAGTGGTTTTGTTTTTCCATCTGTCCACCACCCATACTCATTGGTAATCCTCTTGTCTTTCTTATTAACCCGCTGGCGCATGTATAGTTGTGGATAGTTCAGCTCAATGAGACGATCTACTGTAGACTGTCCCATGTTGTTTGCCTCAATAACAATGAGAGCTTTATTGTAGAAGTAGCCGAGTTTATTAAGTTCAGTTCCAAACTGGTTAGAACGTATTCTGGCCCGGAATTTAGCAACAACTGCCCAGTCCTTTTTATTGATTACGGTTGCCACACACCTATCCGAGAATTGACCTGTGTCGGCACTAATTATGTACTGCCCATCCTCTTCCGGCATCTCATAGATTTTTAGCCACCCCCGATTAGTCTCGTCAATTACTTGGTTTGGCGGTACGCCGTTAAGGTTACCTATCAGAATTGGATCTTCAGCTTCTGTGTCATATTCTTTCAACTGCTCTACTGGGAAATATGGGTTGCCGGAGAATAAAAAAGCCTCTTCTTCGGTCAACGGAAACTCTTGCTTGAACATTTCTTCTGGGGTATAACCTTCTTCCGAGCTTAATATTGATATTTGATTTCGTCTAAAAGCAGCCGTTTCTGAAGTAAACAGGTTAGGGTAGAGTTTCTGATAATAAACTTCTTCATCCGTCCACTCGTCAATTTTAGCGTTTTTAACTCTGTATTCTTCGTGCTTCAACCAAAGAGCAAAAAAGGGCATAAACTTAGAGGCGCCATCTTTTTCTCGCTGCCATTCGGTGTGATGATAATTCCCTTGTCCGTTAGCAGTTGTTTCCTTGACAATCCAGATATCGCCTTGCTTTTTGCTCTGCGGAACTGCCCTTAAAATGCCAGTCGCGATCCTTCCGCTATCAGTCCAACGACTGATTTCAGAAAGATGGGCATAATGGATAGTATCGCCTCGGCCAAAAGCCCTGGCTCCAGCAGTACCAATATAAAACTTAGAACGCATTGACTTATTTCCTAATTCACGACTACTCTCTTCGTCCGGTGTGTAGTAGCGCTGTAACCAAGAAGGTAGGTGAGTAAGGAAAAAATTAACCTTCTCAAACAAGCGCTTAGTAGCTTCTGCTTCGTGACTTATACAAACAGACCAAGAGTTAGGCACTAATAAGAATTTTACGGTTAGAATAGCTAAAATCATTGTAGAAAATCCAAGCTGCGAAGCTTTGAGGATATCGTCATATTCGCTCCTTTGGTCATAGAACTCGTTCTGTAAGTTGTTAAAGACAAAGGGAACAACGTCTTTATCTTTATTCACAACCCAAAAACCAGACTCAATAATATATCGAGGATCTTCTAAAGCTGTTTTAAATAAGTCCTCTTGGTTTTTAATCATCTTAGTGATTCAAATCTTGTGATAACTCGCCAACTCCTCGCCGGTACTCAGTTCCCCAATCTTCGCGGCTCTCCTTTTTGAACACGTTTTTATCAAGTTTATTGCCTTGGTGTACCCCGCTCATCACTTCTTCCGGACTTAGGTTCTTCATCTTCTGTTCTGGGGTTAACCTATTTCGGTAGTGGTCACCACAGATGTAAACAATCCTATTAAGTCTGTGGTCAAACCGTGCTTTCCAGAAGCTGTGTTCATGTCTTTTTTCACAAGCAATACAATACTCGATCATATCGGTATGCCAAACTTGTCCTTGTCTGCCCACTTAATTAAGGGCCTGTTGAAATCAGAAAGAGAGTGAATTGCTTTACCTTTCCGCTTCTCCCATTTACTTTTGTATGGTTCGGGGAAATATTTAGTATAGTAGACACATGTTCTTTCCCATTCTTCAACCGAGATAGCCTTGCCGTAGTGCTTGACATAACCGGCACGCAAAATTGGTTTTTTCACCAATATCTCTCTCTGATCTGGATTT